GCTTTTCGGCATTGTGCTGCCAAAGTAGTGGTATCTGCGGTGCGAACTTTGCCCCGAGCGGATCGACGATATCGTTCACTCTGTCTGGAGTCGGAGTCGTCGCCATGCCACGCACGACGTATGCATCCTCCTCTTCAGTGACCTCCTTGACTTCGAGAAGGCTGTACGCGCGCTTAAGCATTTGCAGGCTCCAGAAATGAAAAACCCGCCTCTTGGACGGGTTCAGACGAACAGCAGTTGATACTTCTTCTCGGGCTCTCGCATACCGAGTGCGCGACCCATACTCATTATGAGCGCGACGGGACCATCGATTTTACATCTCGGGTCGTTGTCGTTCTCTTTGCGCGGATAGATGTTTTCCTTCGCGTCGATCTTCGCCGCGACGTTGCCCATCATCCACGTCATGACCGGATTGCCGTCGTGCCAGAGCCGACGGCTGATCACTCGCGCCTCCACTTCTTTCATCGGTTCGCTCATATTGCGCACCGTCTGATTGAAGTTGACCACCTTGTCCTTCAGGCTCGTGCTCTGCAAGCGGTTCATCAAGTCGTTCGCCTGCCAGTCGTCGAAGCCCGCATCCTGCAAGCTCACGATCGCCGCGAACTTCTTGATGTCTTCCTCAATGAATGCGATGTCGGTCTGCGCGCCAGGCGTCACAATCAGATCACCGCTCGTCGCAAACTGGCGGTACTTGTCGTTCTCTTCGAGCGCCGCCTCGGGAACGTAGAACCGCGGGATGACAAACGACTCCTGGCCACGCTCGAACAGCATCACCAGCGCTGCGACGTCTAGCTTGCTGGCGAGGTCAACGCCCATCCAGCACGGCACACCGCGGAAGTCTTCGACGGTCATCGCCCGCTTCTGGCGTTGCCAGGCGAGCATGTTCATCCAGACGGTCCGCGCCCCGACCCATTCGTTGAGATGTTTGGTCCGGAACGCATTCTGCTTGGTGGCCGAGCGCTTCGCCTGCGCGAGCTGCGCCAGCAGGAAGTCTTCGAAGACTGAAACACCGAAGTTCGGATTGGCCTTCTTCAGGCTGGCTGGATCCTGCCAGTCGTCTGATTCGTCAATGCCGTAGATGATCCCAAACTGAGTCTCGTCTTCGACCTGCCGCTCAAGGATGCGGATGATGTCCCTTCTCTTTTCGTAGCAGGGACCGCCGAGATTTGACCCAGCCGTCGTGATGATCGACAGCAACGGCTGTTCTCGGGCGCCCATGCCGGTGCGCATCGCGTCGGTCATGTGGTCGCTGTCATGCTCATGAAATTCATCCACGAGCGCGGCATGCGGGCTTGAACCGTCACCGGGTTTGCCGATCAACGTCTCGAACTTGCTCATGTCCTCCGTGACATACATCGGGCCCGGATTCTTCGGATTGCCCGACTGTTCGATACCGTACCTTGAACGCAGCGTCGGCAGCTTCTGAACCATCTGCCATGCCGGCCGGAATATCTCGTGAGACTGCTTCTCCGTCGTCGCGCCCGAATAGACTTCAGCGCCGGCTTCGCCGTCAGCGGCAAACAAGTAGATGCCACGTGCCGCAAGCCTCAGAGACTTGCCATTCTTTCGGCCGACTTCCTCATACGACTCACGAAACCGGCGCTTCTTCGTTTCTTTGTGCAACCATCCGAACAGGTTGCACTCGATGAAACATTGCCACGGCTGGAATACGAGCCGCTCTTTCTTCGCTGCCCACTTGCCCTTGGTATGCGGCATGCGTTGCATGAAGTCGCACGCGCGATTCGCTGCGTCTTCATCGAAACGATACGGCCAGTCCGTTCGACTCAAGTCATCGAGGAAACGTTGGCACGCGAGCCGAACGTACTTGCCGGCAACGATATGCCCGGCGAGTACATCATTTGCGTACTGTTTCGCTCGCTTAGCTGATGTTTCCATTCGCCCAAAGAAAAGGGCGACCGAAGTCGCCCTTGTTACGCCGGCCTAGCCACGCCTCAAGTGGACGCGCCTGACCTTGTCTCACCGTGGCTGGCTCGCCACACCAAGACACGCCCTTCCTTGCCGTATCGCGCCCGACCGCGCCACGCCTGCCTTACCTAACGCGACCCGACCAGACAGCGCCATGCCCCGACTTACCCGGCCTGCCTCGCCCGAACTCGCCATAGATGACCGCGCCCGACCACGCCCGACCCGGCCGCACCTAACCCTGCCTGCCTCACCGCTCCAGCCCAGACCCGACCCGACCATGCCATGGCTCCCACGTCCGCCTCTCCAAGCCACGCCATAACTGGACTCGCCCAACCTCGCCGGACCTTGCCTGCCGTGCCCGGCCACGCCTTACAGCGCCATCCAATCCATGCGTGGACTTGCCTCGCCTGCCATGCCTCATCCGACCACGCAGTAACATCCCTAGCCACGACAAACCTGCCTCAATATGCCGCGCCATTCCCCGCCTGCCGTGGCCTATGCGTTCGGCCGATTCTCCGGCTTACTTTTCTCTGCTTTCGCCTTGGCGCGATTGACGCCTGCAATCAGGCGGTCAACTTCGGAGCGAAGATTCAACGCCGCCGCGACTTCACGTGCGCGAGCCAGAGCGCCATTCGCTCGTGCGAACTCATACACGATCGCCTCGCGCGCCAAATCTTCGTCGGAGCGCAGGGTTGTCACGCTTACGTAGCCTTGTTCGTCGGAACCGACTGAAGGATCGCGCACATACGCAACGGAACTGACGACAGTGGTGTCCGTCGTGATCGTGACACGCACGGCGCGGATCAACTCGCGCGCTGTGTCGAGCCAGTGCGCATTCGCGGCTTTGCTGACATCCCACTCAAACCGTGCGTGCAGTGGGCTGTCGGGATCGCGCGCGTCCTCCACAACATCGTCGGGGCGGATCTTGCCGCCGTTGCGGGCGGCGATCTCGTTAATGCGATCTCGAATCAAGCTCGTGATGTTGTCCATCTATGCCACCTTGAAGCCACGACGTTGCACTTCAACGTCGAACCACGACAGCAGGCTCTGCGTCTCGTCGTCGTAGCACTCCGGATTCGCCAGAGCATCGTCCTGCGCCGCCCGCGTGCCGGTCTTTGTGATGCGAACGAAGTCGGGATCCGACGGCGCGCAAAGCCGGAACGTTCCGTACGAGCCCGCGCCCTTCTCGACGCGCCAGTCGCCGACGCCGGCCGTGATGCCGCCCGCGGCCAGCAAGTTGGCTACCGACTGCTCACGCATGATCGGCTTCACGAACTTGACTCTGATGCGACAGGCCCACTCAGGGACGATGGCTCGACTGCGCACGTCCGGCGTGCGGTTCATGTCCGCGGAGCGCGTGACCGACATCAGCAATTTCGGCAGACCGAACAAATCAACGCGATCACCTTCGATGTAAACGAGGCGACCGATCTGCGCTTTCTTCGCGCCCGGGATATCCAGCGCCGCCGTCCGCATCGCGCCCTTGAACATTGACGCCAGCAGTTGAAGCCGAGTCGCACCCGTATCGCCCTGCGCCATGTACGGCGAGGCCCGGAACTCGGCCAGTGGATCGTGCTTCAGTGTCGAAGCCTTCTCGGCTGCGTTCTTCCGGCCCTTCGGCATCAACAGCTCGCGCTGCGCCTTCTCGCTCATCCGATTCAGGATGATTGGGCTCGTACCAATGACGCAGAAGTCCATCGCCCCCTGCATCACTTCCATCACGAAAACTTCGCTCTCGTCTTTCGGCTTCGCCATCGCACTCTCCTCATTGGGGTAGAAAACTGCCAACGAATGAGAGCTTAATACAGCTTTCTGTATTGCTGCAACAGTATGCTGTATTTATTCTTCAGCCTATGAACGGGACAATGCCGGCCGTGATTACCGGCCCAAAACTCAAAGCCATCCGAGCGCTACGCGGGATGACACAGGCGGAGCTTGCGCATCTCGCTGGCATCAGTCCCGTGACGATCGCCACTTTCGAAGCTGGCAAGTCCCATCTCCGCACCGACACAGTCGTAAAACTGTGCGATGCCTTGGGAGTGAAGGTCAGTTACTCGATCGACGGAACCGAAATCAGCGGCCCCTAGAATCGATCGAACTCGTTTCCTTCGTCGCCGGGCTTTTCAGTCCCGAGCTTCTGCCTGTCGGCCGGCGTCATCCCGAGACGGGCTAGCATCCCGATCAGGTGCGTGTACTTGCCGACTGCGAACTCGGGCGGATTCTTCCGATACTCGGCCAGCAAATTGGACAATGTTTCCAGCGCGACTCGATCAGCGCCTCTAAGCACCCCAGTGGGCGCCAGCGATTCGAGC